TTTTACAAGTACAACGAAAAATTGTATAAGCAATTATATGCTTCGAAAATCAATACTTGTTATAGCAGATCAACACGCACCCTATCACCATCCAGATACACTTGACTTTCTGGCTGCAATTAAGAGAAAATATAAACCTGATTGCATAGTGAATATAGGTGACGAGCTTGATTGGCATAGCATTTCATTCCACGACAAGCATCCAGGCTTATACGGAGCCAGTCATGAATTGACTGTTGCAAGACAATTTTTTACGAAACTTCATAAGATGTTTCCTAAAATGTATTTGCTAGACTCCAATCATGGTAGCTTAGTTTTTAGAAAAGCTACTAGACATGGTCTACCACACGAAGTCTTTAAGACTTATAACGAAATGTTAGGTGTTGGGCCAGGTTGGACGTGGCACGAAGATTTGATTTTGAAGGCATCTAATGGTCAACAAATATACTTCTGTCATGGTAAATACAAAGATGTGCTAAAGGTAGCACAACAATATGGTATGTGTACTGTCCAAGGACATTATCATACTGTGTTTAAAATAGATTACTGGAGTAATCCAAATGAATTACTATGGGGAATGCAAACTGGTTGTTTAATAGACATGAAAAGTTTAGCTTTTGAATATAATAAATTACAAAAGTCTAGACCAGTTATAGGATCCTCAGTAATTGTAGATGGAATACCGAAGTTAATCCCAATGGTATTAAAAAACAATGGCAGATGGAACAAAAAAATTACCTAGAGGAATTAGAAATCACAATCCAGGCAATATCAAATTAGGTACTGCATGGGATGGTCTCGCTGATGAACAATCAGACGAGGTTTTTTGTGTTTTCAAAGAACCTGTATGGGGTATCCGTGCTTTAATGCGTATACTCTTAGTCTATCGTTTTTCTCATAAGAAATATACTATCGAGGATATCATCGCAAGATGGGCACCTCCTAGTGAAAACGATACTGACGCTTATATAAAGTTTGTTTGTGAAAGAATGGACTTTAACCCAATGGATAAACTAGACAATAGTATAGAACACTATTTACCTCTAGTTAAATCCATTATTAAAATGGAGAATGGCGATCAACCATACTCTGATGAAATTTTAGTAGAAGGAATGTATAAGGCATGGGATGGATTTCCGACAAATTCTTCAGCATCATAGAGTCAATAAGTTCTAAACTTAATGTTTGGGCATGGCACAAAAGATGGGGAAAAAGACACTACCTCCGATATCAAGGAGGGAGTACAAGAAAGGTATATACCTTCAAGAAATCCAGTGGCGAAAGCATTACAAGTAAAAAGAAATAAAACACATTTACCTAAAAAAGGTAAAGGAAGTTATAGGAGAATAAAATGGCATGGTTTGGATTAGCAAGAATTGCTTTACAAGCAGGAGCTAAAATATATTCGAATAGACAAAAGACTAAAATGGCTATGTCTGATGCACAGTTAATGCATGCAGAAAAAATGGCTAAAGGCGAAGAGGCTTACCAAGGTAAGCTATTGGAAGCTAGACAAAACGACTACAAAGATGAAGTAGTCCTTTTAATATTAACGCTTCCCATAATTGTGCTCGCTTACGGGGTCTGGTCAGACGATCCAGCAGCGATGGATAAGATCAAAGTATTCTTTGAGCATTTCCAAGCTCTTCCGAGCTGGTTCACAAATTTATGGATTTTAGTTTGTGCGAGTATTTTTGGTATTAAAGGAACACAAATATTTAGGAACGGCAAGAAGTAATGGAACAAGCCGACTATCAAGAAATTATTAATGAATATAAGGAACAAGTGCGTAATCTCAAGGAACAGATCCTTGAATTAGAAGACGCTTGTAAATTAAAAGACTCTTCTCTGAAGCGTACTCTACAAAAGTTAGAGAATGCTGCTGCAGATTTGAGTGTAGCTAATAAGGAACTTGATGGTCTTAAAGAAAAATACGAAAACAAAAAGCTGCAAGTGTAGCAGCAAACAATGCAAAACTTGTAAACGTCCTGTAAACTACCCTCATGTAGTTTATAATGATTCTAAAGTACATTGTTTAAAATGTTATCATAATTCTGGAGCTTCTCTACCAATATTTAGAACATGAAAAAATTAATAGATAAAATAGAACGACTGTTATTGTGGTTAATGGGGTGGAAATGAAAGTAAGTGAAAACACATCAGTAGCAATGCCTATCAAAAATATGATAGGAATAATTGTAGCAATAGCTATGGGTATTTTTGCATATACTGAACTGACTGCCAGATTAGTTTCTTTAGAGACTTCTCGTGAATTAATGCAAGCTGATTTACTTAAGGCTTCAGACCAGAAGCCCGTGGATCAGGAACAGCTAATGCTTCTGGAAGATCTTTATAAGACTACCGAGAAGATAGAAAAAAGAATTGAAGATATGATGCACAACAAAGTGAACATACAATTTTTACAAAAGCAAATGGAAAAAGCTTTGTTAGACATTGAAACATTAAAAGATAAGGTAAGAGCAAATGGATCGAAACACTAGAAAAGTATTACAATATATGTCTGATATGGAGAAACAAGCTCAGCAGATGAATTATATTAAACATCTTAAAAAAGAAGTTGAAATTAATGGTACAGGTACACATAAATATAGAATTAAATATGGGCCAAATAAAGGGAAGGTCGTAAGATGATTGCAGAAATTGTAGCCCTCCTAATGTTTGTAGGCCCTGATATCAAGGAGCATAGAATACAAGAGTCTATGTCAGTTTGTTTAAAACATAAGCGTGAAGCTAGTAGAACTATACAAAACGATATATCGTATAAATGTATAAGATCTAAAGCAGAATTAGATACCAATATAGATGGATCTCAATCTATTAGAGCATTAATTTTAGAGTAAAGTGAGAAAGCATCACTCTATCTTTGTGCTTACTATAATAATATTTGTAGCAATTATTATTGGTATTATTAAGTATTATGAAATTTTAGATAGAATAGAAAACTCACAGAACATGGAAGCTGGAGTAGAAATAGAAGAAAATTCTAGCGATATTATTGATAATCAACAAGCAATTAAAGTCTTGCAAATTCAACAAGAAATGTTAGAGATGAAGATAAAGGAACTTTCTAATATTGCAGAATGAAAAAAGACTTAGCTAAATTTATATTAAGCAAATCATTTAATAGGGGACTAACAATTGTTATGTCCTCTATTTTTGTTATTACGCTATTGGTAAATATATGAGACCACCTTTTGAATATAGAATGGCAATACTCATTCTAGTTGGTGGTTGTGTACCACCATTGATAACACAATTCTTAGCCTGGTCGTTAGATCTCTCTTGGCTAAGAGCTGCCGAATTAACTTTTATTGTATGTATTCCTTTAGCTATTTGGATGGCAGCTAAAATCAATGAGCGATGGCATGATGATAGAGAAGATTAAGGTTGGATAATAGTTGATTTTTTTTGTTCTTCTCTAGGTGCACCAAATACATTAAAACTAAATGATCTACGTTCTCCCTTTGTTCTAAAAGGGTAAACCATATGATACATCCACCAAGGAAAGATATAATAATCTCCTACCTTTGGTCTAATTCTAACTGTATTAGTTGAAAATAATTGGACTTGTCCATACTGCATTTCAATACCACCAGCAGTAGGATAATGATCTTGATCTTCTTTTTTCCATTCTTCTTCCATACCCTTAGGTAAAGATAGATAGCCTACACACGACATATGACAATTCGTATGATAGTGTAATGGATTAAAATCTCCTTCAAAGGATCTGACATACCAACCTGCTTTAAAGATTATTTTTTGAAGTTCTTTTGCATTATCAGGATGTGCTTGAATATAAGCAGTCATAAGTTTTTGAAAGTATGGTGCCCATTTTTCAAATACATCAGGACTAATAATTAATTCTTGTTTAACATTACCGACTAGGTCATCAGAGAAATCATGTATTTTACTTTTCTCTGTGTTAGCAACAATACCATCGCAATCTTTATTAAAATCTTTAATAAGTTCTGGTGGTAATTTACAATGTCCAATTGATGGACCAAATGGTCTATATATTTTAAGTTCTTTGTTTTCTTGATTTAGTTTACTAAAGTGAGCCATAATCCCTTTCTATAATCATTTCAATAAAATGAATAGCTTTAAGTAAATCTTTCTTACCATCTTTATCTTGATGTCTAATGATATACTTAATAGCTGATCCTTCTGGAAACAATAACTTATTCTCAACAACAAATTTACTAGGCTGCACCTTATACTTTTGATAATGTGATCCACCTATTTGTCTATTGTATGGAGATTTAGTCATGTTTTTTAGTCGTCACCATTTTTATTAAATGATGATCTTTCTTGTTTTTATACTCTATTTTATAACTCGTCAAGGGCTTGAGTTTCTTTAACATTTTCTTATAAGACATAGCTTCTAATGTTTCAACATTACCTTCTTTATCAGTTACTGTATATTTATATCGCATTAAAAACTAAGTTTATACCTTTCGGATGGTTTGGATTGGGGTTTTTTATTGGTTAGAATTGCAGTTTGAATTTCTGTTATTTGATATTTAACTAGAGTTAAGAGTTTACGAACTTTACGCATAGCATATTCAGCTTCGTAACCTGCATAATGAAATACTAATTTAAAGTCTTTACCTTGTGTATTCATCCATTCAATCGCTTCTCTTTTAGCATACAAAGGATCTCTACGATTACCTGCGTATGCAGCATCAGTAAATGCTTGAACAATAACAGCATACCACAATTTCTCTTCAGGTAATTTTTGTTCTGTTTGAGACGATGGTACTGTCTTTAGTTGATTCATCAGTTTTGGTTACTTCGTAAGTTGTTCTATTATGTAACATAGGTTCTCTATCCCATTGAAAACTACTTAAATCTAAAGCCTGGAATATTTTTGTAGCCTCATCATCATCTTTAGCTGACAAATGAATCTCAGCTTTTAATGGACTCCATACCCAGACTTTAAATTTATAAATCAATTACAATTCTCCTTATCAAGATCTATTGGCTTCTCTTTATAAAACCAAAAATAAGATTTAACTTTTGTACCATCTTGTGTGTATGTACATTTTGGTCCTATAGAACAAGCACTCAATAAGAATAATGTAAATAATATTACTATATATCTCATATGTTATGTTTCCTCCTACTTGCTTCTAATGTTCTAAAGAGATCTATAATTAGACCTTCTTTATCACGTTTATTTTCTAAAGTACTAGCTTTGACTTCTGTTTGAAATAACTCTTCTACAGCGTCTTTATAAATATCACTAGCATAGAAAGCCTGTTCTTTAGCAGATATACTTTTAGCTTCAGAATTATGTGTAATATGTAAAGCCTTTTTTCTTTTAAGTAATCTATCTAAATATTTAACATTAGCATTAGCTGTCGCACTCTCTTCATCAGTCTTGGACAGATATGCTAACGCCTTTTCTAGTCGCTCTTCTGTTATCATTATATATTATTTCTCCTGTGTTTTTATATTTAGCATAAGATTCTCTAACTTTCCAATCTTTGTTCCACGTGGAATATCCACAGCACTCAAGATATAGTTTGAAAGTTTTATAATCCATTTCATTTAATCCATTCTCCACTACCTGTTTGACAATAATGAACTAATAATTCGTGTCCATTATAATATACATGGTCATCTGAATCTTTAGGTCTTAACATTTCTATCATCTTGTCATTACAAGTTTGTGTAGATAATAAAGTAATTGGTAATTTTGCTACTTCTCCGTTAGATAGATGAAGTATCATTAATATTGTTTTCATAATTTTCCTTTTTTAATTG